GCACAAGTCATGGCACTCAAGGCTGCTCAGGCGTCTTCCTGCGGCACCTTTGAACATATTAGTAGTGAACACAAACAAATCAATTAAAGGTTGTGGTCCAGAAGCTCGTCCACCGAAAGTTTTAAGAGGCTCGCCCGCACCTCTTACCTTGCTGGTGTCCCACTTAGGACACTCTCCTGCGTACAGAAGGGACATGAGCTGCCTGAACGACTTAGCCCAGCCTATCTTTGAGTCAGGCACTACAATAGCTGTGTCAGAATCATGGAAAGCCTCCGCTACTTCCGGTAGTTTGCCCACGTACTGCCTCTCCACGCTAAACCCAACTCCGGTACCGCAAAGCAAAATATACATAAGCTCATCGAAAGCGCGAGGATGGTCAATAGGTAGATACGAACAATTAAACCCTGCAACATTGTCTCTCTCCAGTGCTGGTCCCGCTGTCATTAAGCAGCGCATTGAGGGCATTACGTCAAGGGCAGTAATGGCCTCCCACACAATACGAGCGTTTTTAGCGTCAAGTTTTCTTGAGCGCAACCAAAAATCACAGTAACGCCCTACAGTTTCTTCCCATGTCTCTCGTCTTTTTTGTTCCGGCAACCATCTAGCGTACCTACTGGCTGCAATAAATTCTTGGTATTGGTCCATGTGTAGTCTCCTATGTCTCTGAGTCAAGAACTTCTGCTAACAAAGCTAATTTGCCTTTCTCAAGGTTGAGTAATACCTCACCAGCACCAGCGGCGTTAGACAAAATAATAATAGAGTCCCCTGTATCAAAGAACACAGTGTACGTGCCATGTTCTAACGTAAGAATGGTGCTTTCGTCTAGCTGTGACTTTAGACGCTCACCAGCATGTTTTGATAGCTCATCCTCACGGGGCGGGAAATCCACAATATTCATTGTGTTTTCTTCTTAAAAGGTTTGCTGACTGTAACCTTTTTCATCACAGTACCTTCAACACCCTCACTAACAAGGCGGTTTGCTTCCGCTTCGTTGTTAGTCATGGCGTCCCACTGGTTAGTCTTAGGGGCGTTCTTATCCCCTACCACGTAGATGTACTTGCTCATATTGTGCCTCCTAGCCCGTATAGTTTGTCTTTTTCTGCTATGCTTTCTTTAAGAATCTGTAGGTAGTGGATAGCTTTTTCTATATCCTCTGCGCCACCTTTAGCTTTGTACCGACAGATGTACTTAATGGCGTTGCCCTCACAAAAACCTAACTGATTAGCCGTAATAAATTCTATCGGCTGCTCTGCCATTTCTTTGTAGTGATTGCCGCCTACTTGCTTGTTGATGGCTTTAGCCGCATTGTCCCACTCTTGTGGCGTAGCGTCACTAAGACGGCTTTGTGGTGGTGGGTCTATGTTGTGCAACCTATCAAGCTCATGCCATATAGTCTTGTCAGTCATTTAAGAACTCCCGTATTGCTACTATGTTTTCTTCAAGTCGGTCTTCAAACCGCCTCACTAGGTCTTCTGGTGTAAGTTGTAACAAATCAATTATGTCCTCAATGTCGCTCTTAACCATTAGTTTAACACACAGTTCCTCAAAAGTGTCCATCGGCGTACTCCTTTAAATCTTCTACGCTTTCAAACCACTTAATACTTTCTTTCTCACACCATTGTCCCATGTTCATCTTAGCTCCTTTGCGTACTTTTGTTTTCGCAGATTGTAGAAAAAAGACTAGCTCCTGGTTTTCCTTGAGTGCATCTCGAATTGCTTTGTACTTCTGTGTGTCACCTACTCGGAAGAATCCTTTAACTTCCACTAAGATGTGCATATTCTTAGTAGTGTACACAAAGTCAGGCGTATAGTTCCTGTGCGTCACGTAAGCCACCTTAAAAGGCTCGTAGCGCCACGTAGGGCCTAACAAAGAGGCCACCAGAGCCTCTAACTTACTCCTGTACTTTTGATTATTAATCATTGTAATGCACCATTCGATGACAACTAACGCAGAGAAGAAGACATTTATCTAACTCCTGCTGCACCGCTGGTAGTTCAAGGCGCTTATTTCCTATCTCAAACTCCTTCTCTTTAGGGTTTCTATGGTGAAAGTCGTAAAGCACTGGATGAAAAACCCCACCACAATGTTCGCAGGCACCTCCCTTATATTTAATTAACTCAACTTTGTTACGCCGATGGCGGCACTTTCCACGCTCATTATCGCACGTTTTACAGTAGGACATTACTCCTTGGCTCCCCCGACTATGTTTATGAAAGTCGGTGAAGGGCTTCTCTACCTCGCATTTCGCACATGCCTTCATTTTAAAACTCATCTGGAACCTCCAGAACGCGAGGCTCTTTTGCTACTACGGTTAAGTATCTTGGACCACCTGCATAGTAATAAGTACGCAGGGCTGGAAAGCATAAGGACTTGTAGTCGCAATAGCTGCACCCAATCGCTAACTTCATGTTTCCACTCTTGCCATCCGGCACTTCTTCGTAACACTGGGCCGGAAGCAAGTCGCTTCCAACGAGCTTTTTTATATCGCCTACTCTCTCCTCTGGATTCCAGTTGATTGCGTTGTAGTAGTCGGCTGTAGTGTCTGTCTCATCGTACTGTAGCCACGCTAGAGTTCCGTTTTGTTTATCCATTGCAAGCCAGCCGTAAGTAGTGTCTCCTTCAGCGTGAGCGTAGGCTTTAAGCTGTGCGATGTATCCAAAGGCATCGTCTTGGTGCAGTTTATTATCTCTAAACTTTTTAAACCCAAAGGAACTACAAGACTTAACGTCCATAAGCACCCCATCAATACGACCATCCATGTGACCCTTGACGCCATTGACAGTTACCTCCTTCTGCTCGTCTGTAACACTGTGTCCACTTATTGACGTTAATGCAAGAAGCATTCCTTCGACAAGGTGACCATAGAGAAACTTAACGTAGGTACTCCCTTTAAGTTCTTCTCCCTTTGCACCATTGTGACGATGGTATAGTTGTCTGTCTGGTTTTCCAATAGCTGATAGACGTAGCTTACCACTACTACTGTAGGACTGGAGCTGCTCACGTAGTGTGTCTGCCATTGTTCGCCCAAAAGCCTCACATTCTTGCTCAATGTCTACTCCCTCTGGTATCTGTTTAGTTTCTAGTAGTTTATATATGTCTTGAACTAACGTATCAACTTGTGCCATTAGTGTGTCTCCTTCCATGAGTTTCCAATTTTATACTCTCCCGCAAGCGGAATAGTCAGGTTAAAATCTTCTCCTGCTTTTGTCATGGCGTACACTGCTAACTTGCCAAAACGTTCTGCGTCCTTCCCCGAAACTTCCGTCTGTATTTCATCGTGAATGTTGCCGACAATCTTAAAGTCTAATTTCTGTGACGTAGCAAACTTGTGAAGGTTAACTAGCGCCTGCTTCATAACTACAGCTCCTGCGCCTTGAAGCAGAGTATTGAGAGCAGCATGGGGGCTTCTGACAGCAATTCGTCTACCGTCCAGTCCCCGTAGCCAACCTCTTTTAGCAGCCGCGCTAACTCTATCCCTGAGTTGCGCGAGGGCGGGAGTGTTTGCAAGGAACTTTCTTTTAAGTTCTCTACCACTTTTCGCACCTCCCCCGACAATACTCCCAATTTTTGCATCTCCAGCTCCATACAGGAAAGCGTAAATGAAAGTCTTTGCTGTATTTCTGTCAGATAAGCCAGCGGCTCTTTGGTTTGCTGTGTGAATGTCTCCATTTAATATCTCCTGTGAATAAGCAGCATCGTTCATGTAATGCGCTAACATCCGTAGCTCTAATCCAGAGGCGTCCATGCCTACCAACTTGTACCCGTCTGCAACAACCCAGCAGTCACGCATCTCAGAGCCGTATATCTTGCTCCCGGCGGTGACTTGTCCCATGTTAGGGCTGTAGTGTGTCATGCGTCCAGTGACAGCCCCGCAGGAGTTAACCTGACCACGTACTCGGCTGTCTGCGTCTACCTTGTCTAACCATGACTGTGCCATTGCTATGCGCTTAACGACAGTCAGGTAGTCAGCTATCAAGGTACACTCTGGTATGCCCTCTACGTCTTTAAGAACAACCTCAGACACAATAGGTGCGCCCTTGTCTGTATACTTGGCAGGCGTCCAGCCTAACGCAATTAGGTACTCACCTATCTGCTTACGAGAGCCTAGGTTAAATTCTGGAAAATCCACGCGAGTGTGAACCCCACCAATATCCCTATGCCAATCTCTGCCATAATACTTGAGGCCCACAGCGGAGAGCGTACCATCTTTGTTGATTCTAGGGGTAACTTCTTTTCCACCTTTACATCTCGGTGTAAACGTAGTGCGTACAGTATCTTCCAATTCAATTTTCTTCTCCTTTAACTCTGCTAATAACATGAAGACAGCCTCTTGGTCTAACAGCCATCCATTTTGTACCTGCTCATGTACAATCCAAGCTACCTGATGCTCTAACTCTATAGAACGCTCAGAAAATCCCACCAGCTCTTTCTTTACTTCGGCAAGTACGGATATGGTAAGTTGCACATCTCGCTCACAGTATCGCTGCATTTCGGGAGAGTATCTGTCCCAGTCGGAATGCTCTCCTTTGGGAAACCCCAGAAGACGACCCCAAGCATCAAGACTATGCCCACCAGCCCTGCTAGGATTAGCCAGTCTGGATAGTACAAGCGTGTCTCGTTGATTACTGCGCCCACCACAAAGCCCCCATATATTAGCAAGAACAGGGAGGTCAAATCCAATAGAATTGTGTCCATAATACATATCCTCATCGTTGAATGAGTATTCCTCTGTAGAGAAGAATCCCGTACTATCAGCCACACACCATATCTTGTCAGGTGTTAAGCCGTTTGTTTCTATATCAAAGACTACCTCAGAACTCATCCACTACTCCTAGTGCGTCAGGCTTAGGACATTCCGTCATCCGGCCTGTAAATTTATCGTAGCGTAGGTAACACGCTGTGCCTGTGTCTCCTACAAACCTATTCTTGGATACAATCACAGACGTAGTGTTAGCAATCTCTGCGTCTTCGTTGAGCTTGTCGCGCTCTAAAAAAATAACAGCGTCAGCCAGCTTCTCAATTCCTTTTGAACCACGTAGACTGCGCGAGGCGCTTACGTGACTGACGATGTGTATGCAAATGTCACATTCCTGGGCCAGCACTGTAAACTGCGTCACCAGCTCATCAATGCCTGACCAGTCACCAGAGGCACCAGCTACGCTTGAGAGCGCG